CACACGAACGCTGCTTGCATGGCGGGCTATGTGTCTAACCCGTTTCATGTGTGGCCCGCAAGGGGTAAAAAGCAACGCAGATTAGACGGCACCCTACAATTTATCTGTACGGAGGGCGAATTATTTAATGACTTCTGAAGAGCGTCGAAAGGCGCGGTACTATCGCCGCCGGGCGCGGCGCAAAGCACATTTGCGGATGAGGAACAGAAAGGTGGGAACGCTGGAACAGGCGTTCTCCTACCACGATATGTTTTTCTATGGCCGCAAGTGCTGCAACGGCGTTCGCTGGAAACAGAGCACCCAAAATTTTGAGCTGCACCTGTTTTCCGGTACGGCAAAACGGCGGCGCAAGCTCTTGACGGGGAAGTGGAAGCCCGGACGGTGCGTTCACTTCACCCTGAAAGAGAGGGGCAAGGTCAGACCGATTGACGCGCCCCACATTGCAGATAGGCAGATCCATAAAGTTCTGAGTAAGAAAGTCCTCGAACCGCTGTACGGGCCGAGCATGATTTATGACAACTCGGCCAGCCAAAAAGGAAAAGGGCTACACTTTGCGTTCCGGCGTTTGGAGAATGACTTGCGCTGGCATTACCGGCACTACGGCCGGCAGGGCGGCGTGTGCTTGCTCGACCTGAAAGGCTTCTTCCCAAACGCAAACCGGCAAATCCTCTTGGAGCGGCACCGGCAGCTCATCCTTGACCCGCGCATTCGTGCGGTCGCGGATGTGGTTGTAACAAATGCGCCGAGCGTGTATTCGGGGCGCGGGATGCCTTTGGGGGTAGAGCCCTCGCAACAAGAGATGGTGGCAATGCCTACGGCTATCGATAACTGGATAAAGTGCCAGCGCGGTGTGCATATCATGGGCCACTACATGGATGATTATTATATCGTCCTGCCGGATATGGAGCAGCTCAAGGTGATTGGCCGAGAAATTATCCGACGCTTTGAGGCGCAAGGAATACCCGTCAACCGCAAAAAGTGCAAGATCGTCCCGCTGACAAAGCCTTTCCGCTTCTGCAAGGCTAAATTTACCCTGCACGAAAACGGAAAGGTGACGGTCAACGGCAACCGAGACAGCGCAAAGCGGGTACGGGTGAAGCTGCGTTTTTTCAAGCGTGAAGTGGAGGCCGGCCGCAGAACAATGGGAGAAACCCCCGATTTTATTCAGGGGCAGTTTGCCTACTACAAAAATTACGACGACCACGGGCGCGAGCTGCGCCTGCGGCGGTACTGTTACGCACTGTTTGGAGGTGCCGTATGGTTAAAATCATCAAAACCACCGACGGAACAAGCCTCGGCATGGCCGAGGCCCTAACGTACATCAAGCAGCTTGAAAATGGCTGCTATGCCCTTTGCCCGGAGCCTGAAGCGTCGGGCATTGTTATTTCCGGCACAGTGTACCACCTGTTTGACCGCGACGAGCTGGAGGGCGTGGAAACCGTCGTGCTCGAAGAGGTCGATGCAGGTGAGGCACTGACCGAGGCCACACAGGCCATCGCAGATGCCGATGCCATCAACGTAGACCAGGAATATCGCCTGACCCTGTTGGAGCTGGGCGTGTCCGACGATACATCCACGACCTAATCAGGAGGTGAAAGGTTATGCACAGTGTTCTTTACAGAGTGACCAAGCGCGTTATTGAGAATAGCATCAAAAACGGGCAGTCGGCCGACGGGATGGATACGAAGCTCGACGTGTTCTATGCGGCGGGCAAGCTCACCGACGAGGAGTACACCGAACTCACTGCGATGCTGAAGAGCAACAGCTCCGAGAGCACCGAAGCCGCCGGGGAGACGACCGACAACAAGGAGGCCTAATCCGTGGAGTATATCGTCAGAAAACGGGCAAAGTTCGACGCCATTTGTGGGCGAGTGAACCTGCCTTATGGAACAGTGCTGGAGCTGGATGACCGCTCCGGCATTATTTTTTGGCAGGATAAGCCGCTGTGCGCGGCTACCAGCCAGAACGCGCACGATTACCTTGCCCTCAACAATGACGGGCAGGGAGCAAAGCGCGGAACGCTGCTGGACGCCATAGCCAAGCGGCTTGCCAAGAGAGACGAGGGCTACCAAACACGCTGGAACAAGGTGTGGGCTGATGTCCGCTGCCAGCAGTACCGCCGCGCGGACTGCGAGGATTTCTGGGTCTGGGCACACTCGTTTTTTGGCGCACCTATCTCCGACCTGATTTACATTGCACAGCTCGTCGGCGCGGCTGTGTGAGAGGAGGCGAAACCATGAAAGACATCATTGATGTGTCGAGATACCAGGGAGACATTGACTGGGAAAAGGTCAAAGCCTCCGGTATCGGCGGTGCGATGCTGAAAACAGTGTCCACCAACAAGAGCTTCGGAGGCATCTATATCGACCCGAAGTTTGAGTACAACTACGCCGAGTGCAAGCGGCTCGGTATCCCTGTGGGCGTGTATTACTACACTTACGCACAGAGTATCACGACCGCTACCGCAGAGCTTGGCAAGCTGTACGAGGCTATCAAAGGCAAGACGTTTGAGCTGCCTGTGGTGGTCGATGTTGAGGAAAACAAGCTCAAACCGCTGTCACGCTCTGCGCTCACCGACCTCGTGGAATATGCCGCCACGACCATTGAGAGCTGGGGGCTGTATGCTATGGTGTACACCTACCTCAGCTACCAGCAGACGGAGCTTGACATGGACAGGCTCGCGGTCTATGACCTCTGGCTGGCTGCATACCGCAAGACCCGCCCGTCCAGCCCGAAACACGGGATGTGGCAATACACCTCCTCCGGCAAGGTGGACGGCATCACTGGTAAGGTGGACATGAGCCACGTCTACAAAAACTATGTCAGCATCATCCAGCGCAAGGGGCTGACTTGCGTGAGGGGGTGATACTGATGGAGTGGATACTTAAATACTGGGTCGAATGGCTGTTTGGCCTTATCTGCGCGGCTCTCGGCATCGCCTACAAGCGGCTGTCCGCAAAGGTAAAGGCGCAGCACGAGGAGGATAAGGCCATTAAAGACGGTCTGCTCGCCCTGCTGCACGACCGGCTGTATCAGGCCTGTACCTACTACCTTACGCGCGGCCATATCGACGTGGAAGCACTGAAAAATATTGAGTATATGTACAGCGCCTACCACGCCCTGGGCGGCAACGGCACAGGCACGGCCCTGTACGAAAAGGTAAAGGCCTTGCCGATAAAGGACGACCAAAGGGGTGATACCGATGCAAACTAAAATCAGCGCGGGCACCATTGCCCGCACGATCTGCTTCGCCCTCGCGCTCATCAACCAGATTTTGAGCGCGTGCGGCAAGCCGGTACTGCCTATCGAAAACGAGCAGGTGGAAAGCCTTGTCACGGTGGGCTTTACCGTTATCACCGGCATTATCAGCTGGTGGAAAAACAACAGCTTCACGCGAGCCGCCATTGAGGCGGACGATGTAATGAGGCTCAAAAAGGCGAATGCCAGAAAGTGAGAGAATACTATGAGCATCAACTGGGCTGAAATCGTTTATATCTTTGTCCTGGCTGCCGAGGAGTACATCACCGGCACCAAGAAAGGCGCGGAGCGCAAAGAATGGGTGATGAACAAGATTTATGAGGTCTTGCCCGACATCATCACCAAGCTGCTCCCGCGTGACACGCTGGACGGCATCATTGAGAGCGCCGTTCAGCAGATGAAAGCGGCACTCGCCGAAAAGGTTGAGTAACCGCCTTATTACTAAGACATTCTCTAATTGTTCTCCTTACAGAATGCGCCCCCGGCTGTCCTTTTTTGGATGGCCGGGGGCTTTTTCTTGTTTATGTGGGATTTGTTGGCCTATTTCTGCTTTCCTGCTGTTTGGTCTGCTGACGCTCCAATTCCGTGCAGAATTCTTCGTAACTCATCTCGCCGTGTGCTACCATCCAGCGGCTGAGAGCTTCAAGCTCACTGGGTGTCAAATCGTGGCTCATTCGTTTACAAGAGCATTGCAGCTCTTGACAACCATATCCACGAGCGGATGGCCTACCATGATACGGGCGAAGTTGTTCTCCTGGTAATTATCAGTCCTGCGCTGCGGCTGGTTATGCAGCATGTCGGAGGCGGCGTTGATGCAGCCCCAAGCGGTGTCGCGGAACTGTTTGATATCCGGCATAAAGTAGGCAACCATGAACTCATCTTTGAGCCGTTTTACGTTGCGTTTTTTGGTGGTGCTGTCATTCTCCTGTACAGGAAACCACTCGTTGAGCATTTGGTTCAACCATTCTTCACGGACTGGCGTGTTGGCGTACCGCTGCGCCTGTGCGTCAAGCTCTACCATGTAACGCTCTGCAAGTTCGAGCGTCTGCTGAGCCTCGCGGATCTTGGTCTGGATGTTGCCCGTGTGTATCATCGACCACGACCGCCGGGCAGTGGACAGAGCAAGGTTGAGTGTGTTATTACACACCACGCGCACGGGTGTCATGCACACCTTGACGGAGCTGCTTGCATCGTGGGCGTTGGTAAAGCACAGGTAAGGCTCAACATCATCACCCGCGACCTTCGCCGCCGGCATTTTCGCCAACAGCCAAATCTGCTTGCCGCCGCGCAGCGATCCGGCTGTCTCGTAGCGTACATCCCCGCCAATCAGGTGGTCTGTGAACCCGAACGCCTCCGCGTTTTGCACGATTTTGTACTTGCTCGTGACGATACCCAAAACCTTGCCGTCAGTGCTACGGGTGTTGGCCGCATAGCCCGGGATAACGTTCCCCTGCGCGTCGTACACGGGCAGGCCGTTCACTTGCCAATCCAATCCGGCAAGCTTAATGGCCGCCGCGTTGTTCGGCGCGTCCTGCACCATTGTGCCCAAGCCGTGCCACGGCTTTACGCGGGTGTACATCATACTTTCAATTTCTGCGCTCATAATTGCAAATCTCCTTTCAAATAATGCCCGTCTGGCCGGTAGCACAGCCCTTGTATTTTTACTTGTAGAGTTCTACGCTTTGTATCTCCTTACACTCGCTGCCGTGCCAAAACATGAAATCTGCAATGGCCTCGGCCTCGGTCTTACCTGTGCCAGATCCAGCGCTGTCAAATTCTTTGCCGTCCTCAACAGCGCGGTAGTAAATCGTGTACTCGCTCATGTTTACCAGTCCTCCTCGTATTCATCGTCTGTGTAAGAATCGTCAATGTCTTCCTCGACGTTGCGGTAGCTCCACATGTCCTCGGTGTTCGCGGTAGTCCTCAGCTCTGGATGCTCGTTGAGGAAGTCCAGCACGGCCTTTTCCAGCTTCTCAACGGCCGCGTCGTACAAGTCATCATCTCGTATGCCGTC